CGGCAGCATCATGCAACAGTAAGTTTATGGACAGGTACAATGTTCCGAAAGGGTACACGGATATATTATCACAACGTAAACCCGATTCGGCGAATGTTCCGCCCGAGCTTGCGAAATACGCCGAGTATTCGGCGGCGGCAAGAAAAATTATTGAATAATGAAAAATTGATTATGCCCGACCCCGTTGCGCAAGCCGCACCCTTGCGCAGTCACCTTTCCCTCCGGGAAAGACGATAAAGGGGCGTTGCCCCTTTAAAACCCCATATTAGGAATTATGCGAAATGGGCAAACAGAATCAAAATAATTTTTACAATGCCGTCCGGGAGCGGCAGACGGAACAGGGCAACGGGCGATTAATTCAATAAAATTATTTTGATTCTGATGTATGCCGTTATTTCGTTTGAATAAATCATCAATGAGGTAAATATTTGAACACACGAACAAACGGCACAAATTATAACGCAAAAAATTAAAATTTTATATAAAACAAAAAGGAGTTTTTAAAAATGAGTATCAGAATGAGCAACGAAATGCGAGAGCTTAGAAATCAATTAAAGGCGGCTCTTGACAACATTGACAAAGCCGTATCAAACGGCGATGTAGAAGCGGCGGAAAACGCCAAAGCAGAGGCGGACAAGGTTAGAAACTTGCTCACCATTGCCGAGAACGCGTTTGAAGCGCGCAAAGGTTTGGAAACGGACGATAATGACGGCAACAACGGCGGCGGTGAGGACGTTAAATATAACGCACTGCTGTTTTATAAAGCCGTTTCGGGTCAGACGCTGACCGATGCAGAAGCAAAAGCCGTAAAGGCATCTGTCAACGAGTACAAAAACAAGTACAGCGAGGGCAGCAAGGCTGACGGCGGCTATACCGTACCCGATGACTTGTCAACAACAATATATGAAAGCATTAAATCAAAGGAATCCGTCCGTAATCTTGTATCGACAGAGAATGTAAATTCGGCAACGGGTACAAGAATTTGGCGCAGCGGTGAAGCGAACAAGCTCTATAACACCGAGGAATACAGCGAGATTCAAGAGATGAACAATGCAAAATATGAACCGATGACCTATAAACAGCACAAATTTGCAGGTCTTATGTCTGTATCGAGTGAGCTTTTAGAGGACAGTTTTAACAACTTTGAGGCAGAAATCAGAAATTGGCTCGCCGATGCGGCAAGAGTAACCGAAAACCACGAAATTTTGTACGGCGCAGGCGGCGAAAAGCATTGTCAAGGTCTTATCTCAACCTCGGGCGCGTATGATGAGGTATCCGCGCCGACAACGCTCACCGTTGACTTTTTCCGCGCGGTGTATTTGTCACTTCCGAGCGGCTATCGCGCAAAGGCAAAATGGGTTATGAACTCACTTGCTTTTGCAAAAATCGCAGAGATAAAAGACGGTGACGGCAGAAGCGTTCTGCAGCCCGACCCGAGAATTGCGGACAGTTACACTCTGCTCGGTTTTCCCGTTCAGGTTCTCGACATCGTTCTGACCGATGAGGATAACAAAACCGTTGTTATGTTCGGTGATTTCAATGCGGCATACCGTATGTTCACACGCCGCGATTTCGGTATTGCTTTCACTGACATCGGTGCAGGCGCGTTTGAAACCGACAGTTTAAAGGCGAAGGGCGTAGAACGCTTTGACGGACGTATATTTGACCGCAAGGCTTTGGTTATGATAAGAGGTTTTTCGGTATCACCACTTACAATTTCGGCGACATCGGGTACACTGTCCGAGGATATAACCGAAGCAACCTTAAAGAATCTCACAAAGGCACAACTTTTGGAGCTTTGCAGCGAGCTTGAAGTAACGGGCGTTACCGCCGAGAGTACAAAAACGGCGATTGTGACGGCTATACTTGCAAAGGTCAACCCGACAACTGCCGACGGCGGCCAAAACGGTGATTAATTATGAAATTCGGTGATATGCGTGACAGGATAGTAATTTTGTCCCCCGGATATTCGTATATTAACGATTTCGGCGAAACGGTGCCTGCGTGGGCGCCGTTTCGTCCGTATTCCGAGGACAATCCTCGTAAGCTGCCCTTGCTCACCGTAACCGAGGGAGCGGCACAGCCGCAATATCTCGGCACGGCAGACGAAAACGCCGTACAGCAATATGCGATATGGGCACAGGTTACTCCGCTCAACGGCCGAGAATATGAAGAAAGTCAAAAATTGCGTGCGGAAACGACGTACAGCATTAAAATAAGATATGCGGCGAATATACGCAGTGATTTTAAAGTGTTGTATAAAAATCGGCTGTTTGAGATTATTTCAGTTTTGAATCTCGGCTCACGAAATCGTGAGATAAAACTTGTATGTTCGGAGGTCGATAACTATGGCAAGGAAGAGCAGTGACGTACTCGGCATAGATGAGCTTATAAAAACGTTTGATAAAATGGAATCAAAGTTCGAAAGTAAAGCTACCGCTATGCTTGCAACAAGTACCCGACAGGCGAAAAAACGCGCAAAACAGCAAACGGTAAAAGTTACGGGAAATTTGCGCAAGGCGTGGAAAGAGAAAAAGCCGAAAGAATACCAAAACGGCAAATATGTTGTCGGTATGGTATATAATAATGCACCGCACGGACATTTATATGAGGACGGACACCGTCTTATAGTGCGCGGCCGCGAAATCGGGCGCGTTGAGGGCAGAAAGGTTCTTAAAAAGACTATGGACGAAGTAAACGACCGTGTTCTCAAAGATGCGGAAAAAATTCTCGATGAGATTACAAAGGATGTGCAATGATGATAGATTGTGACGATATTCAAAGAGCGGTCGGCGGACTTTTACGCAAAAACGGCTTTTCGGTGGTTGCCCTCGAAGTACAGGACGGCGCGAAAAAGCCGTTTTGTTGTGTTGAGGTCTTTCCGTCCGAGAGTGAACGCACGGCGCACTTTATCGTTGAGGACACGTTTTCGGTAAATATAGCGTACTATCCGAAAACAGAAACCAACGAGGAGCTGCTCCGCGCCGCAAAGATTATCAAACACGCCGTTCTGTACACTCCGCTCGATATTGACGGGCGGTGCGTGGAAACATTCAATGTAAAATTCAACCGTGCCGATACGGTTTTGACCGCGGCGGCAGATTATACGGTCGAACAGTTATACGATACGGGCGATGAATCGGACGGCGAGATTGCAGATTTGGAATTGAAAATTTAAAAACAATTATATCCGACCCCGTTGTGCGATTTGACCGGGCGGTCGGGGACGCCGTCCCGAAAATGCGAACAAACGGCGCAAATTGTGATTATTTTGATTTACAACAACAAATAATTTTGAAAGGATGATTTTTTATGGGAATGCCTGAATTATTAATACAAATTAAGGCGGCGGCGACAACCGCAATATCACGTTCGGGGCGTGGTGTGGTTGCGCTCGTATTAAAAGACGACACATCACAGACGGACACGTTTGTGTATGCAAAAATGACCTCGGTGGCAAAAAGTCACTGGACAACAGCAAACCTCGACTATATTCAAAAAACTTTTGACGGTTCGCCGGCAAGGGTAATTGTCGAGAGGATAAGCGCAACAAACGGCGACTTAACCGAGGCGTTGGCACGGCTTAAAACAAAGAAGTGGAATTATATTGCCGTTCCCGGTGCGACATCGGACGAAATAACCGAACTCGCAACGTGGATAAAGAACAACCGCGCATCGGGAAAAACGTTCAAGGCGGTTTTACCGAACACGGCGGCGGATAACGAGGGAATTGTGAACTTTGCCACGGATGATATTCTTGTCGGCAAAAAGACATATTCAACCGAAGAATATTGTTGCCGTATTGCCGGGATACTTGCCGGCACAGACTTAGACAACAGCGCGACATACACCGTTTTGTCCGAGGTGTCGGGCATAACCGAGAGTACAGACCCCGACACGGATGTTGAGAACGGAAAGCTGATACTTATAAACGACGGCGAACATATCAAGCTCGGCCGCGCGGTAAACTCGCTTAAAACAATCGGCACAAACAAAACCGCCGATATGAAAAAGATTAAGATTATGGACGGTCTTGACCTTATGTGTGACGACATCCGCAAGAGTTTTGAAGAAAACTATATCGGCGAGGGCAACAGCTATGACAACAAACTATTGTTTGTCAATGCGGTAAACGTTTATCTGTCGGGGCTTGAACGTGACGGCGTATTGTATGATGAGTTCGACAATACCGCGTATATTGATATTGATTCACAGAGGGCGTATTTAGAGGGTATAGACCCGTCATATGCCGAGTACAGCGATGACGATATTAAAAAAGCAAACACCGGCAGCCGTGTATATGTCGGATGCAATGTAAAGATGCAGGACGCAATCGAGGACTTGCATTTCACAATTTATATTTAAGAGAGGATTGATTTATTATGGCAACAAAACCTACTGCACCGCGCGTAATGAGCGGTACTCACGGATACGTGTATTGGGATAACGAAGTTGTGTTTGAAGTTTCATCGGCAGAGGCGACTCTCAAACCCGACAGAGAGGACGTGACCTTTGCCGGGGATATGTGGAAAGACAGCAAACTTATGGGAGTCGGCGGCGAGTTTTCGCTGAAAGTAAAGAAAGTATTTTCAAGAGCGAAAAAACTTGCCGAGGCATTTTCAAAGGGCAAAGACCCACGTTCTGAAATGATATATAAGCTTGATGACCCGGACGCATACGGCGCTGAACGTGTCGCTCTGCATAACTGCTGGTTTAACGATTTAACGCTTATGAACTTTGAGAACGGAAAGACCGCCGAGGACGAATTTTCGGGAGGTTTCACATCGTTTGATTATCTCGACAGCGTGGCAGTGAGATAGGAATATAATGCGGAATGCGGAATTCGGAATTAAACGTATAACCGCGTAATTTGATGGACATCTCACGGGCGGTCGAGGTCGCAGATTACCGGTGGCAATCGTTTTGCGATTGACCGAGTCGGCAGACGAGAGCCGCCCCCTACAACCGAACGGGATATATACAAAAAAACAGGGCTCCCGAAAAATGAGGGTTATACCCGAAATTTTTTGGGAAGAGGAAACGCCGCGCCGCAGGCGATGAATTTTATCGTGATAAAATTCGAGCAAGCACAGCGTGCGTTGACGACAGAAAGGAAAATTTAAAATGTCAAAAGAATCTATTAAAAAACTAACGCTCAGCGATTTTATCGCACGCAAGGAACAAAGAGAACGCGACCTAAAATCGCCGCAGACAGACGATTTATACATAAAGTCGCTTGACGGATGTATTACCGTTGCCGAGCCGACCTCGGCACAACTGACGGACGCGCGCAAAATGGCAGAGGACAGCGAAGAATACGGTAACGCATACATCGTGTATCAATGTTGTGTTGAACCGAGTCTTAAATCGGCGGAGTTACAATGCGGCGAGCCGCGTGATACGGTGCTTGGTATATTCAAACCGGGCGAGGTACAGATGATTGCGGCTCACCTTATGAAAATGGCGGGATACGACGATGACAGCGTGACTGTCACGGACAAGCTAAAAAACTAATCACAGCGGACAGAGAAGCGTATATGCTCCACTATTATTTAGAGCGCGGTATTACGCCGGAGCATATTCTCTCGCTCTCTCCGCTCGAGAGAGAATTTTATATTGCGTCAATGTGCGTCACCGCAGACGAAATCAAAAACGCAACGAAACAATAATTTAATGCGGAATTCGGAATTAAACGAATATCCACATAATTTGATGAACATTATACGGAAAGGAGACATTGCGACGTGGCTAAAAACAGGCAAATCAAAGCCACACTTGTATTGTCCGAGGGTAACTTTTTTACCAATGTCAAAAGAGCTTCCTCGGGGCTTAACAGTTTAAAGAAAAATTTCGATAAAAACTCATCGAGCATGAAAAAACACGCCGCTGTCCTCGATTCAACAGGTAAGGGACTTACATCGTTGGCGAAAAAGGTTGTCGGTGTTGCCGCCGCTTATGTAAGTATCAAAAAGGTTACTTCCGTGGCGCAAGAGTGCATGGAAAAGGCAAAAAACGCCGAACAGGCAAACGTCAGACTTAATACAATAATGCAGCAGATACCCGGAATAACACAGGAAGCCAAAGACGGCGTTGCGGCGTATTGTAAGGAGCTTTCCAAACAGACGAGCATTGGCGGCACGGCTCAAAAAATGGGTGCCTCACAGCTCGCGTCCTTTAAAATGTCAGCCGAATCGGTCAAAAAATTAATGCCGTCGCTTAACAATCTTGCTGTTGCTCAATATGGCGTAAGAGTATCGGGCGACCAGATGATACAGGCGGCGAATATGCTTGGTAAGGCATATTCGGGTCAGACGGGCGCACTCACCCGTGCCGGTGTTGTTTTATCCGACACACAGGCAAAGATAATAAAGAACGGTACTGACGCACAAAAAACCGCCGCACTTGTTGAGGTTCTTACCCAAAACTTCGGTGATTTAGCCACCCAAATGGCAAACACCAAAGAAGGTAAACTTGTCCGGATAAAAAATTCCATAGGCGGAATAAAGACAATGGTCGGCAACAAGCTTTTACCCGTTGTTGCAGAGGTGACCGGATTTATTGCCGATAAGCTTCCGATAGTGCAATCTGCGATAGAAAAAATCACTGACAAGTTATCACCGTACATTCAAAGCGCAATCAGTGGTATAAAATCCGTTTTTGGCAAGATTGCTCCGATAATTAAAGATACAATAAGCACAAAAATTATTCCTGCCGTATCCGCGGTATGGAAGTTTGTATCGGGGGTTTTTTCAAGTATCAAAGACGCATTCGCCAAGAACGAAAAAAACTTTTCAAAGACCGGTGAACTTATAAACTCTGTCGGTAATGTTTTTAAATCGGCGTGGAATGCCATACAGCCGATATTGAATTTTATAAAGGATTTTATTATTCCCGAAATCGTGGCTGTTATCGGCGATATGATTCCCGTTCTGACTAAGGTATTTGATTTTGTCGCAAAAATGGTAACGTTTACCGGAAAGCAATGTAAAATTGTTTGGGGCATAATTATACCTTATGTCACTATGCTTTGGAAAAACATCAGAGCAGGGCTTAATCTTGCCGTAACATTCGTTGTCGGTGCGTTTAAATCCGCATGGGAAACAATTAAGTTTTGTTGGAGCAGCGTGGGAAATTTCTTTAAAGCCGTATGGGAGACCATCAAGGGTATTTTCTCGGTTGTAAAAGCCGTATTTACGGGCGACTGGCAGGGCGCATCTGATGCAGTAAAAGGCATTGTCGGCACGTGGGGCGGATTTTTCTCGGGCGTTTGGGAAGGTATAAAGAATGTATTCGCAACCACTGTCAACTGGTTCGGGGACACATTTTCTGCCGCTTGGGAAACGATAAAAAGCGTATTCTCAAATACTGTCGGTTTCTTTCAAGGTATTTGGGATACTATCAAAAATATGTTCACAAGCATAGGGGTAACCATTGCCGACGGTATTTCGGGCGCGTTTAAATCGGTCATCAATGCCGTTATAAAGTTTGCGGGCGGTTTGATTAACAACTTTATTCGCGGTATAAACTGGGCAATAGACAAAATCAACACCATACCGGGTGTGAATATAAGCAGGCTGACGGAAATCAGCTTACCTATGCTTGCCAAAGGCGGAATCATACGCCGCGGCGGTGACGTAATTGTCGGTGAGCGCGGACCCGAGATGTTATCTTTGCCGAGGGGCGCACAAGTAACACCTCTGCCGGCAGGCGCAACAAGTGGCGGCAATACATACACAAACACATTCTATGTAACCGTAAACGCGGACGATGGTTCTGCGGCGGCAAGGTTTGTAAGACAAGTAAAAGAAATATTGGATAATATGTAGGGAGCGCATCGCTCCACCAACCCCGAACGAGCTTTACAAACATAACCGCCGAGCCGCAAGGGTATAAATTAATGCGGAGCGCAGGGCTCCCGAAAAACGCCAACGAAGTGCGTTTTTTGGGAAAAGGAACAACGCCTCCGTAAAAGCGAAGTGCGACGATTAGGAGCACGAAGAAGAAAGGAGGCGTTGTGACGTGATATGCATTTTTCTGTCGGTCAACAACCGCGATGAGGTTTTGGAAATTCCGATTGTTCCGCCCGAATTTTCGGTCACAAAACCGCAGGGCGATGATACGTTCGAAACGGTCACAGGTGCGGAATTATCGTTTATTGACGTACCGGGGCTTAAATCCATAGCGTGGGAGAGCTTTTTTCCGTCCAAAGATTATCCGTTTATAAACGGAGAACGGCTTGACGATGTATGGCAATACGGATACAAGATTGATATGTGGGTCAAGCGTAAACTTCCCGTTCGGCTCATCATATCGGGAACGCCGATTAATATGGCGTGCAAGATAAGTCAATTTGACTATAAAATAAACTCAACGGGCGACATCGATTACAGTATTGCGTTTAAAGAGATGCCGCTCATCAATACGGAAAGCGAGGAACTGACAATGGCACAGTATGAGGAATTACTCGGCAGAATCAACGACCTGCAAGCGGCGGTACAGTCGCTTTCGGGTGACAGGGTGATAAACACCCCTGAGGACGGCGCACCGTTTTATAATCAAGCGTTGTCCGACCTGCAAAACGCAGGATACATAAACGGCACGGGCGAGAGCCTTGACCTCACCGAGGATATGGCGAGAATTATCACCGTAATGTATAGGATTCTGAAAGATAAAGGGATTTTGTAATAATTCGGAATTCGGAATGCGGAATTCGGAATTACAACCAAACGTAACGTAGACAAAAAAACAGGGTTCCCGAAAAATGAGGGTTGTACCCGAAATTTTTTGGGAAGAGGAAACGCCGCACCGCAAGCGATGAATTTTATTGTAATAAAATTCGAGCAAGCAAAGCGAGCGTTGACGACGGAAAGGAGGCGTTGTGACGCCGTGGCAACAGCAAGTAAATTTGTAAGCACCGCATCAAAAGAGGTCGGTAACGGTCCCTCAAAGTATAACACCGGGGGTGCGCCGTGGTGCGCAATCTTTGTAAATTGGTGCTTGAAACAATGCGGCGATTCACGACAGCGTGACGCGAGGGCGTGCAGTTTTGCCGATATGGGAACTCTGCATAAGAGCGGTGACAATTATACCCCGAAAGCGGGGGATTTGATTTTAATAAATCTCAAATCCAACCACTCTTACGCCGACCACGTCGCAATCGTCAAAAAGTACACCAAAAAAGACGGAAAACTTTTGACGATAAACGGCAACGGCGGCGGCAACGTTGTTACCGAATCGAATCGGTCATATGACAACAGTGTTACCGTTGTTGAAATGGAATGGGATGCGGAATCTTCCGCGCCCTTGCCAAAGATATTCTTAAACCCCGGTCACGGCAGATACCCCGACGGCACATATGACAGCGGAGCTGTGGGCAACGGATATAAGGAGGCGGAGCTTACGCGCGAGGTTGTGCGCGCCGTTGCGGATAATCTCTCGGGATACGCGGACGTTACCGTTTGGGATTATGACAAGGATTTATACAAATACTTATCGACAACCTCGTTCGCGTGGAAAGATTACGCATATTTTCTGTCCGTACACTTTGACGCAGGCGGCGGCAGCGGCACAACCGCATACAAGGCACGCAACCGCAACGCAAGCGCGGTTGAGACGGCTCTTGCCGAAAAAGTTTCGGCGGCAGGCGGATTCGAAAACAACGGCGTAAAAGACCACCCGAATAATTTGGCGGTTTTGAGCGCATCGGACAAGGCACAGAACGGCGGTACGACCTCGACATTGCTTGAAGTATGTTTCGTTGATAATGCGGCGGATATGCAAAAATACGCCGACAAAAAAGGGGATATAGCCAAAGCAATCTCGGACGCGCTGATTTCGGGGCTTAGTCTCACATATAACGGCAGCGGCGGCGGCTGGGTTGCTGATTGGCAAGAGCGAGAGCTTCCGAACAATGCGCGTGCGCTCAAATCAAAGACATATGAGCGGTATTGGAAGATTACCGCCAAAGGTACAAAGAATTATGAGGTATCGTGCGGCGAAAATGCGTCCACACACGAAACAAAGCTCCGCGTATGGAAAGATAAGTTTTTGATTATCGCACTCGGGAGCTATTACGGCGAATGCGGAACATTCGTCAAGATTAAATTCAACAACGGCGTTGAGCTTGTGTGTATAAAGGGTGACGAAAAGGACGACCGCGAAACAAACACGGAAGAACCGCCGCACTCTTACCACGTTGACGGGCCCGGTTATGTCGAAGACAAAGCGGTATCGTGCAATATGCTTGAAGTCCAAGCGGATGTGCAAGGCAGCGATTGGCAAGCGGATTTTGAAAAGGCGTTCAATGACTATACGGGTGCGACAACTTTTAATTCCTCTGTTGTCGGGATATGGACATCATCGACCGAACCCGTATGGCAAGGCGGCGGCTCGACCGAAAAGCAACCCGAATTTGAGGACACAAATGAAAAGATTCCGCTGCACAACTCAATATTCAATATGCCTGATATGGCTTTTTCGAACAACTCCGATATTTCGATGTATGTCGGCTTGCGCAACATCACGGAATCGGTCGGTACGCTTTCGTGGACGAATACAAAAGCCGAGCTTGCGACCTCTGTTTCGTTCTCTGTTGCGAAAACTGACAATGCATACGAATATATGTATCTTCCGCAAAAGGGCGAAATAATACGAATTTTCTTATGCGGAGACGAGGTGTATCGTGGTGTTATAATATCCGATGATACGGGCAACCACCACAGCAATTCCTATACGGCGGCCGACCCCGGGTATTATCTCAACAAAACAACCGATACATACCAATTTAAGGATATTCCGTCTGTTGAGGCTCTCAAAAAGATTTGCGATGATTTGTCGATTCCGATTGCGTACATTGACGATGCCGCAATGGAAGGCGCCTATATTTCCGAACTGTACATAGATAAAAATATTTCGGAAGTTATTTGGGACATTATCGACCGCATAAAAGGCGATTGGACGTTTGACTTTGTTCCGTCCGGAATCCGAATTTACAAAATCGGGACTTATGTCGCCGACCCGAAATTCAGAATGTCACCCAACACCGAACTTAAAAGCAGTATCGAATACCGCGGCACAGAATCCGTTACCTCATCGATTGAGGACAGAAAAACGGCGATTAAAATTATATCCGACACGAACGTTCTTGCATCGGCGAGAAATGACGATAGTTATAACCGTTTCGGATTTTTGCAAGAGGTGATAAAACTCGACGATGAGAACACCGACCCTTTGGCGTATGCCGAGGAACAGCTCAACATATTAAACCGTGAAACATCAACGCGTAATTTTCCTATGCAGGTCGAACTCGGCGATTATACACGCGCGGGGGATTGCCTTTGTATAGACAATGTTTGGTATCAGATAACCTCGGCACAGCACGAAATCAAAAGCGGCCGCCACACTGTGACGGTTGAATTAGAGAGGATTGATTAAATGAACGCACCTTTGGAAATGGCAAAACTGCTTAAAGAACGCGAAAATTCGGACGCTTACACGCCGATGAGCGGCATTGTGGAACAGCTCCCCGATGTAATGATTCGTATTGCGCCCAAGATTGTTTTGGATTCGAGTTATATGTCAAGCATTCTTGACATAAAGAAACAGGACAGTCACGGCAACTATATTTATCTGAACAGCCGCGTTTGGCTGCTCCCTCTCTCGGGTATGCCGAAAAAATATTTGCTGATAGGAGTTGAAACAGCATTATGAAATACGATATATCATTTGATTTTGAAAAAGGCGAGGTTGACACAACGCGCGGCGGTAACCTCTCACTTATAAGCGGCAAGACGGCACTAATCGGACGCATACAAAAGGTTTTGCGCACGGCGAAAAACCGCTTTGATGTGTATTTTGACAGCGGTTTCGGCAACGACACAGAACGATGTCTAATCGGCAAGAGTTATCCGCAGGCGTATGTTACCGCCGAGGTTGAGAGGATTGTAAAAGAGTGCGTGGGCGGTCTTGACGGCGTGAACGACATCGGTTCGTTCTCGGTCAGACGTGACGGCGCAAGGCTTGAAATAGAATTTACGGCAGACACAATATACGGAAGTGAACGGATTTCCGTATCGGATTAAAAGGGGTGAAACAAATGGCAATTGATATGACGGCATCGGGTGTTCTCGGACGATTGAGAAACGAGATACCCCAACAATACAACACGGATGTCGGAAGTGTGATGTATGACATACTCGCCGCCGCGGCAATCGAATTCGAGGCGGCATATGATACGGTCAGCGCACAGACAGGCAAAAACTTAATCGCGGCGGCAAGCGGAAGTGACCTCGATAATTTGCTTTCGCAAATGGGTTACAGCCGCAAGGCGGCAACATACGCCGAGGGGTATGTGACAATAACGGGTACGGACGGTGCAGAGGTCACCATCGGTATGTATGTCGCAAGCGGGAAGACTTTATATGAGGTTACGGAAAGCGGCACGATTTCAAACGGAAGCGCGACCGTCCCGATTCGGGCAAAGATGCCCGGTAAGAGCGGAAATGCACCGGCGGGCGCAGTTAATTACTTTCCCGTTATGCCCGAGAATCTTCTCACCGTTTCCAACAGTGCGGCGATTACGGGCGGCACGGACAGCGAAACGGATGACGAATTCAGAGAGAGGTATTATTACTTTCTCGACCACCCCGTCACATCGGGGAATATATACGAATACGAACAATGGGCGCGCGAGATTGACGGCGTGGGTCTCGCCAAATGCTACGGCACATGGAACGGTCCGGGGACGGTCAAGGTTGTTATCGCAACCGCTGATATGGAACCGGCAAGCGATGATTTGGTTGACGCGGTTACGGCGCACATTGAGGAACAGCGGCTTATCGGTCCGACCGTTACGGTGGTATCGGCAACAAGCGTTGAAATCAACGTTACGGCAACAATTTTTACAGACGGCGCATACAGTGTTGACGCGGCAAAGGCGGCGTTTATGACCGAGCTGACGGCTTATCTTAAAACGATAGGATTTAGCGGCGGTGTTGTTCCTTATACAAGAATCGGCGCAATAATTCAATCCCTGCCGGGGGTTAATTATTACACGGGTTATACACTGAACGGCGGCACGGCAAATGTCGAAATTAACGACGGCGAACTTGCTGTTGTCGGAACGGTGACAATAACAGGGGGTGTGCAATCTTGACGGATTTAGCAAAGCACCAACCCCTCTACTATAAAAAATCGAAAATTATGCAGGCGATAGACGGCGCGCTTGATACAGAATTTGACAGGCTCAAAGCGGCCGCCGCCGATATATCGCTTGAATCAAATATACAGACGACAAACGATTGGATTTCCGTTTGGGAAAGTTCGGTCGGCTTGTCGCACAACACGGAGCTGACCCTCGAACAGCGGCGCAGTCGTGTTCTTGCGCGGTATCGTCAAGTCGGCTCGACCACAAAGGCGAGGGTTGCGGCGATAGTCGAATCATATTCGCGCGGCAAGGTTGAGATAATCGAGAATTCCGCCGAATACACGATAACGATTAAATTTATTGATACAGTCGGCAAACCCGACAATATGGACGGCGTTATCGAACAGCTAAAACGGATAATACCGGCACATATCGCGGTGAATTTTGAATATAAATATCGGACATGGCGCGAGGTTTTGGCAAGCGGCAAGACGTGGCGCGAATTAAAAGACGCAGGATATACGTGGAACGATATATTGAACAAGGAGGATTTATAACAGATGTCTGACAAAACAACAAATTACAATTTTGACACGCCGGGACTTGACGGCGCGGCGAACATCGAGGTACAAGACGCAAACTGGGGAAAGGCGGACACCGCCATTGCGGCAAAGGTGGACGAAGCCGAAATGAAAAATGCTTTTAATAATTTTTTGCTTGGTTTCGTGAACGGGACTCTGCGTTGGATAAACCTTCCGTTGATAGACGACATAGATATGCGGCACAAAGGAATTAAACCGGGCGGTGCTGCCAGACCGGTACCTTCAAAGGGTGGACTTATTTTTAAAACGGGGATTTATCTATCGGGCAATGACTGTTTTTTGATATTAGAAAACGGCGATATAGGCACAGGGAACGGCGATGTCGCGGCAACTGTAAATGATGAGCTGCACTTGTTATCCGAAAAAGTCAACATCGCGGATGTGCTCACAAAAACGAACACAACAGAATTTACACCGACAGATGATTATAACCCTGCTACAAAAAAGTATACTGACGACAAGGTGAATACAAAGGTCGATAAAGTCAGCGGCAAGGGTTTATCAACCAATGATTTCACAAATACGTACAAGACAAAGCTTGATAACCTCGATACGAACCTTAATGCAAAAGTTATAAACGGGTCAAGCCTGTCATCGCTTACGCTTACGGTATCGTCAACGATTCCGACCACCCTTGCGGCAGGTACGATTTGTTTTATCCCGGAGGCTTAGCGTATGAGTATTAAAATCGGACAAAAAGATTTGGGACAAGTCTATATGGGAAACGCGAACGGCGTGCGCAAAGAGGTTAAGTCGATATACGGAAATGTGGACGGAAGCGTCAAACTTTTGTGGAAAAAGTACCCGACTGCGGCGTATGAAATAACATCGTTGCGAAAAACAGCGTGGTATGCGCCCAATTATTGTATTGACGGTGACGATAATACTTTGGCTGTATTTTTTACATATACCGACAGTGAAAAGGACGGAATAAAATTTATTCGCGTTTCGCCGAAAAAGGTTAAACTTTCGGATATTGAGTTTAAAATATCAGACATACTCGAAAGCAAGACGGGTGATTACCCCGTTACATCGGTAACAAACGCAAACGGGCTTACGCTCTTGATTGTTGATACTCGTCATAATTATGAAGATTCACAAGGTGTCATAACAGCGTATTACGGCGAGAGATTGATAAGTTTTGACGGGAAAACAGGCGTTACCACCGACAGGGGCGAAATATCGGGCAAGGGTACGATTGGCTTGCGTGCAAAGTGCTGTGCTTGGCAGAACTCGAACGGCAGTGTAACATTTTACGGCGGCGGACACCACAGCGGACACGGTTGGAATATGAAAAACACTATGGTTACCATATCGGAAAGCTTAGTTGCAACATTTACCAATTTGAGCAGTCTCGCCGTGGTGGATGATAAACGCGAAAAGGCACAGGCTATAGTCCGGAACGATACGGCATATATTATCGGCGGTTCTAACGGTATCAGTGGTCTCGGGGAACACAATTCCGACTATGTTATGAAAGTTGCAGGCGGTGTTGTCACGCAAGGACCGGTATTGAACTCAACGGAAAGGTATCAGAGACCGATATTTTCCGTTCTTGATAAAACGGGTGTTATTTGGTCTTGCGGCGGAGTAGCCGGGGATGGTCTTAACAATGACGCAACGGTCACAAAAACGATTTGCAAAATTGCCGAAAACGATGTTGTTACACTGGTTGAAAACGGCTGTCCCGACAGTATGATTGGCGGCGAAATCGACGGCAACGGCAATATTCAAATGGGAACAGACGCGGCTATATACCAATACCGATACAATTCATCGACAGGCACATATACAACATTGATAAACACCGATACAACAGCTTTGGGATTTAAAAGTTACAAATGTTTCTCCGATGCAAGCGGCGAAATACTTTGCCTTGCCACAAACAAGCAAATCGGGTCGAGGTGGTATTCCGACTACGGTCCGTATTTTGTTGTATGGCCTAAACTTAAAAATAAATAAAATTTTTCATAAAAGGAGTTTTTTAAAAATGATTTACAAACTTTGGGATAAACAAACAAACTTAATACTTCCGGACGGGAATATCTACAAACCGGAAGCGATAATGAGTATGAACGGATTCGGGTTCACTCGATTTGCCGATACGGTGCTTGGGTATCAAGGTCAGATTGTTTACGAAATTCAAAATCTTGACATTTTAAAATCAATGCACAATATAACCGAAAGCGACCCCAAAAAGGCACTTACCGCAATTGAAAAAGCAAAGTCGGACGCGGCACAAACGGCAGCAGCAGCCGAAAACGAGCCAACCGCCGAAGAACGCATTGCGGCGGCTTTGGAATATCAAAATTTGCTTAGTATGTAGGGGGTGAGAATATGAGTTTTGAGATAATAAAAAGAAATTTCGACAGAGGTTTATGGTCGGCGAATATGGTTGCTCTTGCCGTGCGCAAGGGCGTAATCACCGCCGAACAATACAAGACAATCACAGGTGAGGACTATGAGAATTGATTTACCTATTGAATTGAATATTACATCGAACGGCGCAAACCGACCGTTTTTTACCGTCAGACAAGGCGACAGCGTTTACCGTCTTGCGGTAAGTCTTTATGACAATACATCATACATATGCATATCCAAAAACGCAACCGTTATTTTCAATTGTGCCAAACCCGACAAAACATATATCGAAATGCTCGGCACAGTCACAGAGGACGGCAGGGCGGTATTTGAGATAAATTCAAATACGCTTGCGGCTGTCGGTGTTTGTAATTGCGAAATACAAATTATAGATAACGGTCAACTGACAACGCAAATATTTGACATTCGCGTCACCCCGACCGTAATATCTGACGATGTGATAAAATCCACGTCCGAATACGGAGTTTTAAAACAGATTATAGACGCGCTGAAAGGCGCAAACAACATATCGGATATTCCGAATGCACATTTAGAGGGCTTTGGCAATCGTGTAATATGCAAGCTCGACAGCCGTATCAAATATGTATCGGGCAAGGGCTTTTACTCAACCGTATATGACGAAAACCTAATCGGCGAGCATATTAATGTGTTTCTCGGCGATGAATTCACCGAAAATGGCTACAAAGGCAAGTATCGCGCGACTGTTACCGAACTTTCAAAGACCGCCGATGAGAACGGCTATAAACTCTATGACACGGGCGAGATAACAACGGCGGTCGGGATTATGACGGCAGCAGGGTATATCCCGAAAGGGTTCTACGGTTCGCTTATCATAAACGGCGGCGTTGACGGCGATGTAGATGTCGAATTACCGCCCGAGTTCTCGGCGCATTGCGGCGGCGTTGGTTCGCTTTGCGGACTGAACGGATTCACAAGCGGTGTAGGCTGTGAATCAACAGGGTTTTG